CTTGCCGTTGGCGTCGCTCGTGAGATAGTTGCCCCTGGTTACCGTGCCACCCAGGACCACCCGGCTTATGCCGTCGAGCATGACCCTTACCTCGTCGCCTGCCGCCGAGGTCGTGTGCTGCAAGACCCCGACTAACTCCTCTGTCGAGGCGGTCGCCTGAGAGAGCGTGTCGTCATCAGCGCCGAATTTGGCTATGAGGTAGGCCGTCGCAAGGGCGGCTGTGCATTTTACGGACTTCTCCAGTCCTGAAGTCTGACCAATCATGGTCTTCTATCTCCTTTCCCTGAATAGTTCCGGGTTCTGCTTGGATACTGCGAGGAGGGCATCTTTTTCAGAGCACCCGTTCTCTTTCCTGTAGGCCTCCGCCAGCTCTTCAATCTTCCTTGCGCTTGATGCCTCGGACAGGTTGCCCGGCTCGGCATGCGGGACTTTTATCGCCCCCGCGTCCTCCTTGATTGCCTTGAGATGCGCCTCTCTCTTTGCGTCCTCGGCCTCGAGGATGATGGCAGCAGCAGCCTTCTTATCGCATATGCCATCAAACATCATGTCTGCTACGAGCTTTTCCCTTCCGGGCCTCAAGAGCGAGAACACGCCCCGTATCCTCTCCCTCTCGGCCTCCGAGCCTTCCTTGGCTCCGATTTTGAGTCCCTCGTCATAGCCGTTCCGATAGCCCGATTCTTGGATGGCCTTGAAGATGTCCGGGTGCTTGTCAGCTACGAGCTCGGCCGTGATTACGACTTCTTCCTTCTTTTCTTCCGTCATGGATTTCTCCTTTCCCTGTGCGTTTGAGTTGACCCGGACATTGCCGGTCTTAAAATCCGCGACAAGTGAATCCAGCGTGGAGACACCGTCCACGAGGCCCGCCTCTATCGCCTGCTTCCCTGAAAATACTCTCCCGTCCGCCATGTCCTTCAAGACCTTCTCGACCGGCACGTCCCTGTAATCGGCCACGTTCGAGACGAATACCGAATAGAGGTAATCGACCCTGTCCTGGAGATAGGCCCTGCCTTCCTCGCTCAATGGGGCGTATTGGGAGGCTATGCGCTTGTACCGTCCCGCGTAAATCTCGGTTGTCTTTATGCCTCTCTGCTCCTCTGCCTTGGAGACGTCCTGGTGCATGGCAACGACCCCAATGGAACCGACGAGCGTGGCGTCATTGCCGATGTAGACCTTATCCGTGGCAGAGCCTATCCAGTAGGCGGCCGATGCCATTGTCCCGTCTGTGTAGGCCACGATGGGTTTTATGCCCCTCGATTCGTAAACGAGTCTCGCTATGTCCACGGTGCCGTCTACCGTCCCACCCGGGCTATCGATGGCAAGGACTAGCGCTCTTATGGACGGGTCATTTATGGCGGCCTTTAAGTCCCTCGCAAGGAGGTCGGTGGATACCCCACCGGAAACTTGCGTGAAGAGGTTCATCCTCTTGGCGATTACCCCGTCCACGGGGATGACGGCCACGCCGTCGATCACCTCGTAGCCCTGCGGCTGATTGACGAGAGGTTTCCCGATTCGGGCCTCGACGGCTTTGATGTCGATCTTCTCGCCCCTCAGGTGCGTCTCGTATATGCTCCGTATCTCCACGAGCTTCTCGGGCTGAATCGCCCAGGGCGATGTTATGATGTCGATGAGCCTCATGGCTTCCTCTCAGTTAGGTTGAGTCGCAAGCTGGACTTTCTGCGGCTGCTCTTTATCTACGATAAGCCCCGCCTCTTTTCTTGCTCTGAACTCCTTCGCGCTCTGGACGTGCTTCTTCTCCCAGTCGCCTCCGGTAAGGGCCGCTGTTTCCTCTGCGAGGGTCGAGATACCCATGTCCACTCTCATTTGTGCGGCCTCCACCTCGGCTCTCTCGTCTATCATCCCCTTGGCAGGGCCCACCCACTCGGTGCCGAGGTAGGCCTTCCTTACAAGAGGGTCGTCGAAGAAGCCCGGCGCCGAAATCCTGCCCATTGAAACAGCCTCATCCATCCACGCCTCATATACGGGCTGGCAGAAATTGACGGACAGCCAGTACCGCCTGGTGGCGAAGAACTTCCACGCTTCAAGTAAAGCCGCCCTTGCCGCCGAATACGAGGCCGTGAAATGCTTTACGAGGACCTCGAAGGGCAATTCCAGGGAGACGCCTATCTGCCGGAGTATCGCCAGGACGAACGGGTCGAAGGCCGTGTTCGGCCTCTTGGGGTCTGCGACGGCTATGTCCTCGCCGGGGGCAAGTCCCACTATCGCCCCGCTTGCGAGCTTGTAGTCTTCGTCTGTCGCCTTCCCTCCCACTTCTGCCGAAGGAGGCATCGGTGAGAGGTCGCCGTCGCCCGTCTCGCTCTTGATGAAAACCGTGAACATGCCGCTTATGACGGCGGCCATGAGCTCGGCCTCGGTGTACCTGTCCAACTGCTTAAGAGGCTCTATGACCGGGGCAAGGTACGGCACGCCCCTTGTCTGCCCGGGCCTGAGCTGCCAGAATAGGTGAAGGACGTTACGCCTGCCGGATGCTTTCCCGAAGGCAGGGACTATAGTCCAGGACCGCTTTCTAAGTCCGAGAATGCTTCCCGGGTGCTGGTCCATGATGTGGTAGGCAAGAGGAGCGCCGTATGAATCCTTTTTCACGCCGCCGGAGACTTCCAGGCCGTCCGGCGCGTTGCTTTCGTTGCAAACCCTGTCTCCCTCGATAGCCTGTAATTTCAGACCATATGGCGAGCCTGAGCGCTCGATATAAGGCATAAGGATAAAGACATCCCCGCTTTCAAGCGCCGAGCGGAATACGAGGTTTTGAACGCCTGCAAAGGTGAGTGTGCGGGCGGCGTCGCACTCCTGGGACTCCGCCCAGAGGCGGAACTCGCGCTCGGTATTCGACTCCCACGCATCGGCCTCAGCCTCGTCCATGCCGAGGGCTTCCCGGTCGATTCTCGACTGGAGCTTAAGTCCAGTTCCGACCACATTCGTGCAGACGGTGTTGATGGCCCCCGTTGCAAGAGGGGCGTTTCGGATGAGGTCGCGTGATCGGTCGCGCAAGACAGGAAGGTCGTAGAGCGTGTCGCTGTCCGCATCGCCCCAGCTCGTCCTCCACTGGCTCAAGGACCTCTTGGAGCGCGAAGCCCCGATATAGCTCCCCGAAAGGGCCAGCATGGCGCGCGCCCGGAAACGCCTCTCGGCCTTCACTGGGTCAAGGTATCTGACGAGCCGGTCAAAGAGGTTCTCGCGGACGGTTATCTTCTCGCCGCTTGCATTGATGGTTATGTCTATCAAACCGGAGTGCCTCCGAAGATTTTTATGCCGCCTCTTGAGAGGCGCTTTACATATCTGTCCCAGAACTCTATGTTCTCGCGTATTACCTGAGCGTCGGCGCGCGTGTAGGTCTTGCCGCTAATGGAGAAGGACTGCCCCTTGGCAACGGCCTCATCGGCGGTGAGCCATGTAGAGAGATGGGTTTCGGCTTGTGCGAGCGTTATTCCGGCCATGAAAGCCCCCAAAAAAGAAAAGCCCGCAACCGCCGTCCGGACGGTTACGGGCTTTTAAGATTCTCCTCCGGTTCATGAGGCCGGGGAGGTGGTTTATTTACACTTGATTTTACAATAATGCCGTGTTAATTCATAGGCACTGATGTCTGTAAATGTCCACGGATGTCCATCGAAAAAAACTAGATGGACTAAATCTCAAATTCGCGAGATCTGAATGAGAGGTTTAAAAAAGGGTGTTATAGCTCTTTTCTTCTTTTTGGGTTTTCTATCAGTGTCACATGCCTCAGAAGTTACTTACCTTTCCACATCCATTGCAAAAGACTTCAAAAGCCTGGATTACCCCTACAACAAAGTTGAGACGAAAATTACTATTAAAACCAGATTGAATGAAGATGATTTGATAGGACAAAGCATTGTGAGGACAAGAGATGTCCATAGAAAATTCCTTAATGCTTTTTATTCCAGCGGATGGAACAAAATAGATCTTGTTAAGGATTATCTTGATACAAGCTATATTGAGGTAATCCAGGAAGACAGAATGAATTTGAAGCTGGAAGAAAAACTGGTATTGAAATCTCATTTATATGTTTGTGAGAGCAATCCTTTATGGAATATGATGAAATACAGAGGCGGAGATTTTGATGAGTATTTGAAAAGCCTCATCGAAAAGACAGTGAATTGTGTTGTTCGAAGTTTATGATTTTAAAAACGAAAGCGGCTATTACAATAAAAATAAGATTTGATGATTAAGAGGTGGATGAAAATGAAGTGTTTTTTAATTAAAACGTTGTTTTTTGTAATCTGTTTTTTGTGCCCTGCCGTAACTTATTCCTCGCCGCCTTACGATTTGCAGAATAATCATTTAAGAGGAAATGACTTTTTGAAAGATAATGAAGAAAACGTATATCTCAAAGGACACGATGGCAATCTATATTTTAAATCGAATCTATTTACAGATGCATGGGGACTTAAGGCGAATAATATAGAAACTCTTTCGATTGATCCTGAAGATAAGGACACAATTTATGCAATAAAGAATCAAAGAATCAAAAAAACTAATGATGGTGGAAAAACATGGACAATTATTGAAGATGGACTACCTTCAGTCTCTAATGTGACCTGGGTGGAGGCTCGCCTTTTTATTAATCCGCACAACAATAAGGAAATTTATTTATATTCCTTTTGGTATGGTCTTTTTAAAAGTTCCGATTCTGGGTTGAATTGGAATGAAACCAGTATCGGAAAGGGTGTTCAGCAATTCATAATAAATCCTAATAACAAATCCATTTTTTACGCTTTAATTGATTCTGCGCCGTATATTACTAAGGATGCAGGTAAATCTTGGGAAAGGATGGACGGAGCTTTACCTACAAAAACAATAAAATCCCAAGGAAGGACTGCGGAAAAAAAACCAGTTCATGTTGATTATTTCCTTTATGTTAACCAAAAAG